TTGCCCAAAAACAGCAATACGCTGTGGTAAGAACTCTCCGTTTAACCCTAAATTTTTAAATTGCGTTAAAATGCCGACAACGCTCGCGCGAGCACTAGCATCAATTGCAGTCGATATAGTCATACTATCTCCTAAGTCGTGTAATCATACACAAGTAAAACTTCACCGTCATCCCCATGATTTACGGTTGCCGTTAATGTTTCTAAAATTCGGCTCTCTACCTGAGGTGAGAATTCATTAAATGATACCTCGAATCGTATGCGATTGGCAATGATTCTTTGTGCCTGCCTAGCATTTAGTTCGGGTTGGAACGCGGCAATACTAGATGCGCTACGGTCGGCAACGGTACCTTCCAACTGTAGCCGGGTATTCTCGCCCGCCATCAAAATGTTACGTACCAATCTTACAGCACGTTGAGACTCAAAAGAGGCTTCTTTGTCGCCTGCAATTTGTCCCGTCGCGCCGTCATCCGAAGATACGCCCAGGCCATAGCAATCTATGTTATACGTCGCTGTGAACTTTTGACGCCTAACTGAGTTACTAGCGTTTAAATCAACGCTTGAACTATCAAACCACACACTCACGAGCGGTGATCTATCTGTGATATCGTCTAAGTTAAGCCACTGCTCCCACGGATTAGATCGCTCTAGATATATCCTAAGTTTCCATAACGCAGGATCTTTCCCGGCTGTTACTGCTAGTGCTTGCTGATTAGCAACCTCATTAACTAAAATTGCTGCGATCTGATCTCGGACGATCTCGAATGTGTCTTGCTTATCTATAAGAGTACTAATCGTCATATAACTCTAGCTCGCATGTAACAATGCCCAAGGCCCGATCCGGATTTGAACCTATCACTTTGAATTTATACAAGTTAGCGTCAGCCGCTAAAAACTCAACTAACCACGGTTTCTTAGTTAGCTCAGATACACCCTGAGGCAAACCAAAGCCCGCCACGTCTAATGATGCGAAACTTAACGCTACTGATCCTATGCGGCCACTTACTATTTGCCCTGTATCAGGGTCAATAGTTTGCGCAATATCATTAGTAAAACCAATAATAGCAGCAGTAACTCCGTCAGGATTAGTAACGTCAATATTCAACCCGAAATCAGTAGCTAAAATGAGATTTAAATCACTTGTAGCTACTTCTCGGAGTCCCATTAAACTACAGCTTTCTTTTCAATTAACTGTTTAAACGTATCGCTTTCACCTACGAAATCCCTATCACTAACGATCTCACCGGACACAAGAATACCTCTTTTAGAAGTTAACGTTAAACCAGCTGCGACTTTATAAACCTTTGGCTTTTTTGAAGCCGAGATAACTTCAGTAGTTACCTCAGCCTCAGCAGTCGCATCATTTAATTTGATATTTTTCTTAGCTGTCATGTTACGCCACCGTGTCCAAACAACCGAAGGAATCAATTGCGGTAGGAATCATCAATGGGCGTGATTCAGCAGACACAAAAAGATGGCGACGGTTTGGCTCTAACCATGCATTCATGAAAATATCCATGTTAGCAGCTTGATCAGACACACGAGCTGGTAAGAAAGGTAAGATACCAGCGGCAGGGTTACCGAACATTGGGATACCACCGAAAGTAGCGTCCAAACGCTCACTTGACGACAACATAATTACTTTATCATCAGCCACGTAAGGAGTGCTCGTGCCGGTTTCCACGTCATCATAACGACCGTTATATAGCCAAATGTTGAACTCATAACTACCGATTGTTACTGTACCCGTAAATGTAGAGCCATTCGGAGTAAGCATGCCAGTGGCAATGTTACCCTGCTCAATTCTACGATTACTATAGTTAGCTTGAACTTCAGCATTTTTAATAAAGTTAGTCCACGCTTCACAACCAAAAATTAAAGTGTCAGGATTGCTCTTACCATCTGTTCTAATAACCTGAGCCAAACTCTTAAGATCCGCAAGTGGGACGGCAGCAGCATTTGTCCACTCTACACCCGCTGTAGGAAAGTGAGTGGCTTTAGGCTTATAATCAAGATTATAAAGAATATTCCCAGCTTCGCCCTTAAGCGCCAATTTACCCGTCTGCAACACTTGTGACGCCTGAACCTCAATCGCGCGTTTGATCTTGTTAGTCATATTACCAACAAGTCGCACGGCTTTAGTAGTCGCGTTCATGTTGTAGTCTGGATCTGCAAAAGGGTCTGCACCAGCAACGCGCTTGATAAGATCATACGAAGTTAAAGTTCCAGTCTCACTATGGATAGGAGCAATAAAGCTCTTATTAGTGTAAACCTCTTGAGAATTATAACGACCCAGCACGCTGAAGTCTTGGACAACAACTGCAACTGGCTCGCCGTTACGTACAACGTCAATCTCAATCTCTGCTGAATTGTAAAAATTCTCAGGTCTAGCCTGAAATAAACTACTCAAAAATAGAGTGGTTGGGGAAGCTTGCTCATATACACTAAGCATGTGTTTTGTAATTTCGTTACTCATTTTATCTATACTCCGATTACTGGTTATCTAATTGACCAAGCTCATTAACATCAACTACTGCGATATTATAATCACGCAGCTGGTCGCGAACTAATGCGTCAACGTTACTGTCATCACCATCAGCCTCAATGACAAGTTTGTCTTTGCGTACAACGCCTGTGATCATAGGACGAACCGGAACATCAGCGGCATCTTCGATAACAAGTTCATAGCTTAGAACTGCTTTAGCAACGTCATGCTCATTAGTTGCAATACCTGGTGTATACACTACGTATTTAAGAGACACACTATCGCGTGCTAAAATGGTTCCGGCTAGTATAGTAGTTGGTGATCCGAAGGCAAGTGTGCCATCTTCAAACTCACCATCTTTTACGATAAGACTAGACGTATCAATATTTGTAATAGTTAGATTAGACATTATTTAACTCCTAATGATTTAAGTGCTTTTGCTGCCCACTCTTCGGATTCAGTCGCGGCAACAGCCTCAACTTCAATCGCTTCTGGGTTATCATCAGCACGAGCCTGCATGTTATTTTTAGTCATGCCCGCAGCCATATATTTAGCTTGCAATGATTCACTCATGGAATCGCCAGCCTTAATCGCTTCAATAGCGGTGGCCATATCACCGGATGCTTCGCCCATCGTAAGATGCGCAGCCACACGGTCTCTCTCTTTAGCAACAGCATTAGCATTACTTTCTTGCAAAAGTCCTGCGTGCTGAGCTTTCAATTCATCTAAAGTCATAGTTTTTGCCTCAATTTTAGAGTTAGAAAAATTAGCCACAGGTGCAGCTATACCATCGATCATGCCTTTCTTCTCAGCTTCACCAGCCAAGAAAACCGCACCTTTACCGAAATCTTTTTTTACAACATCGCTCGTTGTACTTCTACCTGACGCTATTGCATCAATAAACAGATCCTCAATTGCATCAAGCTGTGCTACAACAATAGCCTTTCCCGCATCAGTAGTGATGTCAGGGCGCTTGTTGGGAGCGTTAGTGCTTGTTATGCTTACGATGTTATCATCTACAAAATGATCTACAACAACTCCGACACTGCCGAACATGGCACCTCTGTTGCTAGCTGTTATCGAATCAGTACTAGCAGCTAATGCATATGCCGCAGAGTTAGCTTGTCCCGATACAACCGTAGAAATTGGTTTAGAGAAGGATGTTATATTGTCTATGGTTTGAAATAAGCCGTCTACAGCGCCGCCTGGACTATTAATATCTAGTACTACGGAACTGATTGAGTTGTCATTGTCGATCGCAACCAACGCATCGTTTATGTCACTATATGCTGTGTTTCCACCGCCAAAAAACATAGCCATAAAGCTAGGCTTAGGGGTTAGGATCCCGTGGATATTAAGAGTAGCTACGCTTGAAGTTGACTCTAACAGTGGATTAGCACTGTTTGCCATGGCATGACTAATAGCGCTGGCTTCAAAATCAGACTCTAAGAACTTAGTTTGAAACTTAGAAAATTGATCTGCTACTGACTGTTCTAATAAATATTGCATCATACTACGGTAACCGCTGTCATTGTAATTATCGCTGGCTCATGTAGAGACTTCATGTATACTTTTTGACCAGCTGTAAGTGCA